TAATAGTGTTTAAAGATTCGGTTGCAACCTGAGAAGCATTTATCGATGCCACAGATGCACTTAATAATCCAATAGATGAACTTACTGAACTACTTAATGAAGAAGTTGCAGTATTAATTGATGCACTTATTGAACTTGTAAAGTTACTAAATCCAGTTGTTCCGCTTATATTTGTTTGAATAGATGAACTATACGCACCTTCAAATATACCTATAAATCCAGATGCACTAACTATACCGGAAGCGGTTATAGATGAATTAACTCTTAACCAAACCGGATTAGCAATTGGGTCACTTGCACTAGCATATAAATTAATTTGACCATAGAAATTTGAAGTACCATTTATTGTTTGATTATCACCATAAGTGTTACCAAATGTATGATTACCTTCAAAATTAGATTCAGTTACATAATAAGTTGATGTACTTACAATATATTGTTGTGCTATAATATTTCCACTAACATATAAGTCAGGCCCAACTACATTTATAGCTCCTTTTAATGAAGAGGTATAAGCATTTAAACTTGCAGTTGAAGTATTAACCGATGCAGTAAAGGTATTGATTATTGAACCACTTGCCCTAACTGATGCAGAGAATGAATTTAAACTTGCAGTTGAAGTGTTTAACGAACTCGTAACCCCATTAAATTCAGGTCTTTCTATAAACCCTGTTCCAACTACAATTGTATTAATTCTAGATGTAATACTCGCTGAAGTATGTTGTATTTTATCATTTATACTAGATGATAAAAATGTAGTAGTAACCCCGATACTAGCTGATATACCACTAGATGGATTCCATATAGAAGATGATAATGCTGAACCAGATGAATATATTAATGCCGTTGTCGTTGCAACTGAACTACTCACTGCTACTAATTCAGCATCGGTTGCATATCCACTATTTAAATTGGCTATTGCCGCTAAACTTTGGCTAATTCTGCTTTCAAATGATTGTGATATTGCCGGAAATGTATTTGTAATAAAATTACTACTCTGAGAAACACTTGAACTAAATTGAGTTATTTTTGTATCAAAGTAAGTTCCAGATGCTTCCAATGCAGTAATTCTAACACTCTGTGATACAATTGAACCTGACAGAGTTGAGATTGATGCAGTATATTGTTCTAACGAATTAACTCTTGCACCAATACCGGTTGGCCCACCGCCACCGATTTCAGCTGATATAGAAGCAATTCTGTTATCAAATGAAGCACTTGCAGTTGCAAATGTACCAGTTGGACCTATCCAAGTTTGAATACTTCCTGTAAAATTACGGAAAGCACTATCTTGATTTTGTAAACTTAATATAGAAGCTGATACAACTGAATGTGTTGCAACATTAGCACTAGCTGAAGCGTTTAAAGCGTTAAGTTGATTTATAGTTCCAACTGCACTACCACTTAAATTTGAAACTTGTGCCGCAATTGATAATAAAGAGCTTTGCTGAGCACTATTTGTAACTGCTGATAAAGATGCACTTGTTTCTAACGCAGTTATTCTAGTTCCAGTTGAACCACCTCCTAATGAAGATGATAATGCTAATATTCTACTATCAACTGATGTACTAAATGGTAAATAAGTTGAACCGGTAAATGTATTTAAAGATGCAGTTACGGTATGAATAGAATTTAAACTATTACTTACCGATGCACTATATGTATTTTGTGCATTATTAACACCATTGATTGTAGCGATTGATGCAGAGAATGAACTACTTGCTATCAATAAACTTTCACTTATTGTATTAAATGAAGCACTTAATTGTGATAATTCTACACCATCCACTAATCCACTAACTGCAATATCTCCTGTTACGCTAACTCCTTTGTTTATTGCAATTTTAGATAAGTTATTATTCCAAGTTATACCCGCATCTGCACCACTAATATAAATACCGGCTCCATCAGCCATCGCTGCAGTAGTTGAACCACTTGCTATTTCTATAAGTTTATCAGCAACTTTTAAGTTAGTTGTGTTAATAGATATTTGAGTTCCTTGTACAACAAAGTTTCCTAATATTGTTGTTGTTCCACCTGTTACATCTATTGCTGTTTTTAATGATGCAGTATATGTGTTTATTGAAGCAGTTGCAGTATTAACCGAAGATGTATGTATATTAACAGAACTACTAAATGAATTTACACTCGCACTAAATGAATTATAAGAACCACTACTCACTTCCAATGCATCTATTCTACTCTTCGCAGATGATGCTGATGTTGCTAATGAACTACCACTACTTACTAAACTAGAAGTAATAGTATTTAAACTTGCAGTTGTTGAATTAACACTTGAAGTAAATGTATTAACTGAACCTGAAGTATTTTCTAATTGAGTTATTCTAGTTAAAACAGCTGATGCTGAACTTGCTAAAGAAGATGCTGATACTAATAAACTACCACTTCTAATATTAAGAGCAGTAATTGAAGTATTCACACTTGCAGTAAATGTATTTAATGAAGCAGTTGCAGTATTAACCGAACTACTAAATGTATTTACACTTGCACTAAATGAATTTAACGGAGAAATATTTACAGCCTCTCCCCAACTTCCAGATTCAGCTTCGATTGCATCTAATCTACTATCAGCTGAAGATGTAAACGCACTTAATGAAGCAGTTATAGAAAGAATAGAACCTGTCAATGCTTCTACTAAATCTAATCTACTTTCATGATTTGAAGTGGATACAAATAAACTTTGTGTTGCCGCTTCTAATGAATTTATTCTACCATCATCTACAGATGTACTTATGAATAAAGCTAATAAATCAGTTGTTACACTTCCTGATTTTGTTTCTAATGAAATTAATCTGTTTTCAATTGAACCTGTCTTTGTGTTCAATGAAGCAGTTACTAAATTTATTGATGCAGTTGTAGAATTAATAGATGCAGTATGTACGTTATGTGCTAATCTTATACTACCACTTGCAGCTTCTAAAGATGCTAATCTAGGTTCTACAATAGAAGATGTATAACTTTCATAATTTGATTTACTTAAGAAAGGTGTTACTACAATACTTCCAAATTTAGAATTAATTGTCGAAGTTACACTTCCACTCAATGAACCAATTGATGAACTCAAATTAGCTACTGAATGTGATATTGATTGTGAAAGAGATGAACTGAATGTTGAGTATCCAGTTGTATTAGCTAAAGTAACTCCCTGAGAAGCACTTATTAAATTTGTACCAATTACATTTATTGTTCCACCACTAACAATTAAACTTCCTGTTATAGTAGTTGAACCAGATATATTCATAGAACCACTAAATGAAGCGGGTCCGATGTTTACTAAAGTATTTGAACCGGATAAAATAAATGAACCCGTTACGATTACATTACCATTTATCGCTTGCTGTCCAACCCAATTATTACTACCACTTGATGATAATATAGTTCCTCCCGCATTTATAACTGTCCCATCGGAAAGTGTTATAATTAAATTAGAACCAGAGAATGAAGCATTTACTACATGAGCTCCTGTCAAACCTCTTGTTCCTGCGGTTGCTACTGTTAATTGTGGTGAGTTATTTACTAATGTTACAGACATCTTATCGGGTTACATTTTTTGACAATTTTACTTGTCCTTCTAATAATCTCGTAACCTCATTACCACTTACCATTTCTAAATCATAGTAAGCGGTATCAAAATTTAATAAAGAAGAGGTAGCCGCTGAAATGTATATTCCAATAGAACCACTTTGAACAGCGGTTTCTCCATCCGAACCACTCATATTTAATCCCGTACCATCTGCTTGAAGTGATGAACTTAGTGATAAATAAACGGTCTCAGATGTAGCGGATGGTCTGATTTGCATTCTCCCTCCATATCCAGAAAGGTTTACGCTACCAGTCTCATCTTGCCATGTGATTTGTATGTTAGTGGTTGCCCCCTGCTCTATGATAAAGGAATATCTCGCTGCTGCCATTAATGTTCTTCTTTAATATATAAATATTACAAATCGTATTAACCTAAATTAATCAATTTGTATTTAGTTGAGTATAACAAAGTAGCTATATTATCTATATCATTTTGAAACCAACTATATTGTAATTTTTCATCTTTTCTAGCTGATTCTAAGAATTTACAAAGTTTATCAAAATAGGTAACCATATTTTGTTTTTCCGCATTGTTATCTATTCCACTAACTGCTTTATATTCTATCAAACCATGCATACCTTGATATGATTCAACTAAACCATCTATCAAAGGTACAATTCCTTCATAGTATGCCTGCAAAGCAGTATGCGCTGCAAATGAACCGGCACCGGTTACTCTTGTGTGAAATACATGTGCCTGTGTTCTACTATGAAAAAAAACTGAAGCTAATTCTTCCATTTTATATTAAATTTAATTATACATCTATAAATATCACTTCCTAATTAAAAAAGAGTTTGGAAATATCTGAATATGGTGATTTGGTATATTTTCTTTCTCAATTAACTCATTCATAGCCCTAAGAACCGATGGGTATGCATCTATATCATCTCCACCTAAGTATCCACCCACTTTAACTCTACTCCACCAATTATCAATATCCAACTTAACTATCTCATAATTGTGGTCTCCATCTATGTAAACAAATTGTAAGGATTCCTCATCATACCACTTCCATAACCATCTACTATCACCTATCATAAGGTTAATATATTCATCTACTCCACATAATCGGTAATGGGCTTTGATTAACTCATCAATTGGAATATCCTTAAGTTGTTCTGAAAATCTATAATCGTAAAATGATTTTGGGTGGTCTCCTCTTCTTACATCAGCATCTATTTGCCAAAGAGAATCTATTGTATCAAAATGTATCTTCTTTCCGCTTTCTTTTATAAGAGAAGCCATAAAGATTGTAGATTGACCGAAAAATGTTCCAATCTCTACTATTGAATCCCCATCATTTAATTCTTTGAATACTAATTGGTAGATATCCTCTGCACAACCAATCCATCCAGGTACATCTTCATAGGTTTTTATTTTACCTATTTCGTACTTATCCTTTATCGTATGTAACCTCATAAATTTAAATATAAAGACATAAAAAAAGGGGTGATTTCTCACCCCCTCTTTATTATACTCTAAGTTATGTTAGAATTTAATTAACTGAATCCGAAGATTACAAGTTAGCTAAATCTTTTACATAAATCTTACCATAGAATTCTGGTCTTACGATTTTCTTAGCGTAACGAGTCATAACTCCTCTTCTTGGAGTGAAGTTATCTGGGTCGTACACTAATGGAGTCATAATCAATGGAACGTATGGAGCGTAAACCGCACCAGTCTCCAAGAAGTTAGCTCCTTTAAATCCTAATAAGATTTGGTTAGAAGTCATATAAGGGTTTTTGTAAACAGTATATCTGTTAGAGATTGAACCTACTACAGAAACACCAGCTGCAAATTGTAATGAATCTTTCTCAGCATTTACGTGGAATCCAGGAATTGATTCTAAAATTGTAGCAACATCAGGAGAACATACGATGAAGTTTGCTCCACCTCTCATTGTTAATTGGTGAATCTTGTTAGATACTTTGTTTAACTTAACTCCTAAAGTCTGGAACCAAGTAGCTTTTTGGTAAGCCAAAGAAGCTGAACCTGCAGTCCAAACACCTGTAGAAGCGTTATACTCTTCACCAACGTTAGTTGACCAGTAATCAACAGTCAATGCGTTAACTTGTAACATATCTAAGATTTCTAAGTCGATTTCTAAAGAGATGTATTCAGATAACATTGAAGTTAATTCTGCTTCAGCGTCAATTGAGTGATAAGCGTTTAAGTCTTGTGCCAACTCTGGAGTCCACACAGCCTTTAATTTTCTTGTTTTAGCAACAATAGATTCGCTCTTTAATTCTAAATCAACCTCTGGGATATTCAAGTTAGTACCTGAAGATGGACCAGTGATTGGGTCTTGGTCTTCGAAATCACCTCTGTCATAAGCAACAGGTTGTGTTGGATATGCTGCTACGAAAGTTCCAGAAGCAAATGTCTTAGAACCAGTTGTAAATGCAGTTGCAGTAGATGCAGAGAAGAATAATGTAATTTGAGAACCATTGTAGCTATGTTGAGCTAATTCAGCGATTTGGTTTAAGTTACCTTCAGATGCAGGGATTGAAGAACCAGATGCTGCTACTGAACCAGTTGCAGAAGTAAAGGTAATCAATTTGATAGCTTCGATATCAGAACCACTTAACATACCTGCAGAGAAAACAACTTTTCTTAATTGCTTTCCTTCAACTGATGCAGAATATGCAGCAGTGAAACCTGTATCAGCGTGAGTTGCATCTGTAATAGTTACAGTACCACCTGCTAATGTAGCTAATGCTTTTGGAGATGTAGTATATCCGTAAGCAGCTTCGCCATATAAACCACCAGCAGCAGTTTGTGTTCTACCGAATAAAGAACCTGTACCATATAAAGAATCACCTAATTTTTGACCATTCTTATTTGTACCATATTTGAAATCCATGAAGAAAATCAAACCTGAAGGTAAGTTCATTGGTTGAACTGAAACGAATTCTTTAGCTGCGATTTCTCCGAAGATTCTTCTTACTAAAGGTAAAGCAACACCAGACCACTCTTCTGAACCTGCAGAAGTACCTGTTTGAGTTGCCTCAGATAATAATTGTTGTGCTTGGTTTTCCAAAAGCACTGCCATAGAATGTTGGTCTCTATCTTTCATTCCTTCTAACAAACCGGTTTTGTCCCATTTTGTTTTAAGTCCTCTAGTTTGCTCCAACATTACAGCTTGAGGGTTTTTCGCCTCTAATAATGATTTAACATTAAAGTTTGCCATTTTGTTATTTTTTTAAATTTTTTTGTTCAATTACTTGATAATACCAGCTAATTTTTTAAATCTATTTGCCGCAGAATTATCTTCAGCGATAATTTGCTTTGGTGCAGTAGATTGTGCCGGCTTTGATGCATAACTTTCTGTAAGTTTAGCAGTTGTTTTCTTAGCTACACCAGTACCAAATTTAAATGATTCTGCGATAGTTGAGAATACTAACTTAACTTCTCTTACATTTTTAGTTCTATCTAATGTTTCAACAACTTTAGATTTTTGTTCGTTTGTTAAATTGAATGAACGGAACAATTTGTTCACATACAATAATTTAGCATTCAAAAGGTTTACTTCGTTGATTGTACCTTTCAAAGATTTGATTACAGAAATAGCTTCACCTAATTCAGATTGAACTGATTTTAATTCTGCTTTTAATGCATTTAATTCTTCTTCAGAATGTTCCTCTTCAGTAGCAACAGGTGCTTCTTCTGTAGGCTCATCTCCGTATCCCATTTCTCTTAGAATTTCATCTAAGTCAATTTCATCTTCTTCAGCTACTGGCTCTTCTGCTGGTGCTTCAGTTGGTTCAGCTACAGGAGCTGCTTCCTCTTCTTCACCTTCAGTTGTTGCATATGATTCTTCATCATCAGCTGCTGCTTCTAATTCTTTGATAATTTCATCGATTTCAGAGTCAACGTCATCCATTTCCTCTTCTTCGTTGTAATTCATACCTGTTCCAGGAGTTGCTCCCTCGACATCTTCTACTTCACCTTCTGTGATTCCTGCTACTTTCTCAGCATTCTCGTCTTCCTCACCAGTTGGAGCAGTTTGCTTAGTTACGTCTACCGCACCTAATTCATCTGATTCCGCTGCTGAATCGAAAGCCTTTGTTGCTGGTTGTTTGTTGTCACCACCACCGATTTCTGAAGATACATCATTCTCTTGAGTCAATTCTACTTCTTCTTCACTTTCATCGCCTTCTAATTCCTCTGATAATTTTTTAGAAAGCATAGATTGTAATTTAGGAGTAAAAGCCTCTTCAAGAGCGATTTTTGCGTTTGCTAATGCCGTTTCACGAACCGCTTTAGCATCTGCGATTGCTTCTTTCAAAAGTTTACTGTTCATTTTACTTTTTGATTGTGTTAGGCTAATGAGTGTGTGCCTAAATAAGATTATTTGATTATATGTGATTCCATATGAGATGGAATATTCGAATCAATTACATATAAATATATAACAGTTATAGAAAACTAAAGAAAATCAAAATTATTTTTTCTTTTTGCTTTTTCTTTCTGTAATCTTTTCTTAACAGAAGGTTTTAAAAACTCTTTTCTGTCACGCAATTCCTGCGTTATTTTTAGTTTAAAAACTTTATTTTTGTAATCTTTAAGAGCCTTTTCTACATTACGATGGCTCTCTTCTTTGGATGAACCCTGCTTAACTTTTATTACAATTCGTGCTGGCATATTATGCTAACTCTTCTATAATTTCTCTAATTAAGTGTTGAGTTTTACACCACTCTCCACATACATCTGTTCCGTATGTTTCATTAATAGGTTGCTTATTAGATACCGATTCATTTAGATTTTCCATAAATGCACCCTGAGTTGATGGGTTAGATACAAAATCCCACCCAATCAATTCAAAATCTTCAGCCACCATTACTTTATTATCTCCAATGGATTGAACTGAGCCCATACCTCTACTTGAGATACCTAAACGGATTCCCGCTTTTAATAATTCCTTTAATATGTTACCAGATGGAGTTGGTAATATCTCTACGACACCTACCACATCATCTCCTTTCCAATAGCATTCTCTTATGTTATGGGATACATTCTTCAAACTAACTACAGATGATTCAGGGTGGTCTAACTCTCCCAACGCTCTTTTTTCTGTAATAAGTTGTTGATATTTCTTAACTTCTCTTTCTAATATTTCTTTAGGATACACTCTACCATTTTGGTTTTGAGCATCCGCTCTTTGTAATACACCTTTAACCAAAACTACTCCGTTTTCGTCTTCGTTAATCTTTCCCTCAAATAATTTTGTTTCTATTAAAAGTGATTTCATTTTAATTATTTAGTTTAATAATCCAATTGCAATATCCTTAACTTCTCTTTCTGCACCAGCTGCATATTTCTTATTTACAACTGCAATTGTATTTCCTGATACCTTAATCATATACATAGGAATCATAGATGTAGTAAAATCATATTTAATTCCTGCTTTCTTTAATTCAGTACCTACGTTCATAAAAGATGTAGCGTTTTTTACAGCCGCTTCAATCTTATCCAAATCAGCATCGTATTTCCCTTCGTTTACTTTTGAAATATTGTACATATTACCTGCACCACTCTTAACTAAAGTTTCACCTTCTTTACTCAATATTTTAGTTTGAGGTAATTGCTTTTCTCCTTCGGTTTTTGCACCAGCTCTTAGTTTAGATAAATCATCACCATCAACTTTACCATTCTTATTCAAATCTATCTTTTGTTGCTTAGCAGTTAACTCATCTTCTTTAATTGATTGCAATCTCTCACTTACACCTTTCCAAGTATCTTCTACTTTATTGAAAAATGCTTTCTTCTCCTCATCTGATTTGAATTCGTCTGGTGAAGATACACCATGCTTCTTTAACATAGCTTTAAAGAATGATTGATAATCTTTTTCTTCTTGTAGAACTTCCCCAACGATAGTTCTTAATTGCTCTCTAGTTATTTTCATAGGAATTCCTAATTTATTTTCTTAAGGTGGTTACATTTTTACCAATATTAGATAACCTTTCCTTTATTCTATAAATATGGTGATTAGTTCTTTTCCAAAAGTTTTCACCTTTTAGAGAGTTTTCTTTTTTGATTTTACCATACCATTCTAAAAATTTCTCAATTTCGTCTATTTTTCTACGGATTTCCCTAACACCCAATCCAATCTTTTGATTTGGAGTCATTGTTTGGTCTAATCTTAATTTTTGAAATCTATTTTCGTTAACCGCTGAATATCCAGTTAAACTCGCCATTTTCTTAGTGTATCCACTTTTGTGCTGACCATTGCTAGAAAATGCACGAGGAGTATCATATCCTGCTACATCTCCTGTAACAGTTATCTCCTTTTTTAATTTATCTTCCTCTTCCTTTTCTATTTCAGAAAGGATTTCTCTGATACTATTTTTTAGTTGCTCCAACTGTGTTGACATTCTTTATTTCTTTTAATAATTCATATGTAAGCATTAAAACTGAAACTTGCTTATCTTGATTTTCTTTAAGAAATTTATCCGATTTATATAATTTAATCATCTCGGATATCTTTATCTTAGTCACTTTATCACTAATACTCTTTGATTCCTTTACCAAATTACTAAGAACTTTCTTAGTTTCCTCTTCTATGAATTTTGGAAATGCAGATGTGTTGGTAACATTATTTATGAATTCTCTCAATAAACCTTTTTGAGAATCATCTAAATTAGAATACTTTTTATTAAAGTTTTCAATTAATAACTTATAAGTTAATAATCTTAAATCTTCCGATTGTTGTTTGAATGATTCGTATAATGTATCAGAAGGTTTTGTTGATATTCTTTTGTTTACAATATGCTCTAATATAGTATTATTAGAATCAATAAAATCTCTAATCTCAACCTTTCTACCTAAAGTTTTGGTTTCAAATACCTTATAAACAGAAGCTAATAATTTATAATTCTGTAGGTTTGATGATAGGAATTTATCCAAATCATATGATTCCTTTATTGTTTTGATAAGATTATACTTTTCTTTGTTTAACTTGTTCTCATCTAACTTTGTTCTCTCCTTAGCCACTTCTTCTAAGAATAACTTAGCATCATCAATCGAAGAATACTTTTCTTTAACGATTTGATTGTATAATTTCAATTCTTTAGCCAATTCTTTGTTTGAACTAAAAAACTCCTTTATAATCTTCTCAGACACATTTTTTGTCGAATTTGATAATACCTCTTGTGTAATTTGCTTGACAAGTAGTTCAAACAAAATAGCAGTATTCTTAAACTTTGAGTGTTTAACTTTCATCAGAATTTATTATTTTTCTTTACTATATATGTAAATATTACTTCTATAAATATTAGGAAACTTTGGATAAGTGATTTTTATTCATCTGGTAAGATGTTTTTATCATCTAATAGTGAACCCGTATCATCACTTAATCCATTTATATCCTCGCTTATAATCTTTTTACCCGCTTTCCTAGCGTTGTTTGATTTAATTTTATTTCGTATCCCATCTCTTAATTTCTTATCTTTATCAGAAATACTCTTAAGTTTTTCACCTATTCTACTATAACGAGTTTCTCTTCCGAAATTACGAGTGATATCAGCTTTACCTAATGGGTCTCTTCCCATAGCATTATCATCAGTTCCATTATCACCCGTCATTTGAGGTCTACCACCTAATTTACCATTTTCTGCACTAGCATCTGCCGCTTCCTGTGTAGGTTGCTCATCAGTTGGTTCTGCCATCATACCGGTTTCAGGTTGTTCTCTTTCGGTTGGCTGTTCACCTCCAGGTTGTTCAGGTTGTTCTTCATATGGGTCTACACCTTCCTGCTCAATCTTAGTTAATCGATTCAAATCAAATGTATCATATACCACATTAACAGATTCTTCAGCGATTTCCTCTTCTGATAATTTGAATATGTTGGTATAAATCCAATTATTAGATAATAACTTCAATGCTTTCATATCAGTTGCTAATCTAACTTTCTCAGCCCATAGATTGATTTTTTCTTGCTCATAGATTGTAGATGGGTTAGTTAACTCTAATTTAAAATCAACTGCATCCATACCCTCAACTCCTTGAGCAATTAAATGTGCAATAGCTACCTGAGTTAATTCAGATACTACTACTCTTTGAATTCTTTCGATTGTTCTAGCAAAACGAATATCTTCCGCTGCCAATGTAGCTTTACCATTGATATCTTCTTCGTATCCTAAGAAAGCCTTTGGAACTTTAAGTGCTGCAAATAGTTTAGCTTTTAAGTAATCGATATCTTCTATAGCAGTATATTGTAAACCACCTAATGTATCTATTTGAGTTCCACTATCACCACCTCTCACAGGCATAAAGAAATCCTCTGTGATGTTCATCATATTGTACTTAAGATTATAATCTCCTGTTTTTTGGTCTTGAAAAGGAGTTTTCTTAATCTTATTAATAATCTTCTGCATATAGTTATCAACCTCTTGAGGAGGAATGTTACCTATATCAATTTTGAATATTCTTTTTTCAGGTGCTCTCATAATACGATGTATCATCATCGCATCTTCCATCAATGTAATTTGTTTCCACAATCTTCTTGCGTTCTCAATCATTGATTTACCATAAGGTAAATAATTCGTATCTGAATACAAACGGAAGTGAGCCATCTCAAAGTTATCATATTCATGCTTACCCAATCTATCCGGGTCAACGGTGAATTTGATACCTTCTTGTTTTCTATTAACTCTGGTTGGGTCATTTAATCCCTCAGTTCTAGTTACATGATACACCGATTGAGGGTGTACGTTAACAATACCTTCTCCTTCAGCTATTTCTAATACAATAAAACAATCACCATATTTAGTTAAGTTTCTAACCCACGGCCAAAGATTAAACTCTATGTTCATTGTATCATAGAATAAACTCTCTAATATTTCCTTAACTTGTTGATTTTCTGTTTTTATAGTAAGAACATCCCCATATTCATTTTTAGTAGTACATTCATCCGCATAAATATCTAATGCCGATGCTATAATTGGGTCATTATCCATTGCATCATAATCTAAGAATAACTCCCTACGGATTACTTGATATGATAATTGAGTTTGATATACATCTTGTGTATATCCTGATTGCAATCTATAAAATCTATCCTTTAACGATTTTAAGTTAGTTACCTGTTGACTGTTTTCGGTATCAATAACTCTCGTTCTATTTCCTTCTTTTTTGACAATAACACCGGTCGAAAAGACCTTTCGTAATCTATCAAAAAAAGAATTGCTGTTTTCTGCCATTTTTTATATTATTTTCTATAATTCTTAAAACTATATTGTATATACATATATATAGAGAATTTGCACTAAAACATTAATATATAAGTAAACTTATTATAAATATCAAAGTAACCATCTTATATCTTCTTTTTCGCCACCAAAATCCATTTCATAAGGATTTTGTCTAAAAGTTTGATGATTATATACCCCCATTTCGTTTCCTGTCGATGCAAATGAGTTTAATCCTTGTTTAACTAAATCCATTCTTTCTTGTCTTAAACGAAGTGCAGTATCCCTAACCCATAACCCAATTGCCAAACACATCGTTAAGTCATCGTTATATCCTCTCATAGCTTCCGCTCTGTTTGTTAACCATATAAAAGTAAACAACTCATCTATTGTTCTAACCGATTGTATCACTACCGATTTCTCTCTGAAATATTCATCTAATTTAGAAATCATAAGCGGACGGGTTTTAGCCGATGTTGTAAATCCTGCTACCTGTCTTCTCTCCTCTGCTCCGTATTTATTAGTATATTGTTTTTCTACATCAATATATTTGTAATCCGATGTTTGATAATATACATTGTTATATCCTCTATCTATTACTTGTTGTAATGCCGCCCATCCAATGTTTGCGTTTTCCACAACTAATAGCGCATTGTTATAATCGGTTGCCACCGAAACTAAGAAGTTGCCAAATTCTTTTGTATCTATCTTCCCTCTATATTCTGCAACCTGAACATTGTTAACTACATCCATAACGTGGAAAGCTGAATAATCCGATGCATCACCTCTGGCAACGTCGGCTACAACCATATAGGATTTATTGTAATCAGGATATTCCCATTTCCAATAGTTTCCATCCCATCCACCTTTCTCAACTGGGTCTTTAACAAATGTTTCTTTATACCACATTAGAATTTCAGGAGAGATTACCGTATCACCTGAAGATATAAAGTCGCAATCACACTCTTGTGCCGCCAATTTCTCTCCCAATACTTTTGTTTGCTCATCTCTCCATCTTTGGTCTCTTTCAGGGTGAACCGTCCAATGCAGGTAGATTGGGTTGAATTCATTCGTTCCTTCCTCTGAAC